ATGTATTAGCACAAATTAATGAATATAATACACCTATTGTATTAAATGCAGTAAATAAAAAACAAGCTATTGGTTATTATGTTAAACCTGAATTATTTAATGTTTATCAATGGGCATTAAAAAATGATCAAAATTGTTTTGAGCATAATTCAGTTAAAACAATATCTAAAGAAAGAGCATTAGCTAAGAAAAGAGAAGCTGAACAAGTTTTAAATGCAGCTAAACCATTTGTTGGTAAAATATTTTATCAACAATACCAAGCAGATAACCGTGGTAGATTATATCCATTATCAGCTTATTTAAATGAACTTAATTCAGATAATGCTAAAGGTATGCTTTCATTTGCTGAAGGTAAACCGCTTGGTTCAACTGGATTAAACCAATTATATCATCATATAGCTAATATGTTTGGTGAAGATAAATTACCACATCAAGATAAAGTCAAATTTGTAGAAAAAAATTATTATGAATTTGTAAGATATGGTAAAGATCCATATAGTGCTAAAGGTTGGATGGAAGCAGAAGAACCCTTTCAATTTTTATCATCAGTTATGGAATTAGCTAAATTGGATGAGCATTTTGTAGCTTGTGGTAATATAGAAGAATTTATATCAACTACAATTTGTTACAGAGATGGTTCAAACAATGGCTTACAATGGCTATTTAGTTTAGCTAAAGATGAAAAACATGCTCATTTGGTTAATGTTAAACCTAGTACAAATAATAAACCAGGTGATATGTATTCACATGTTGCAGTTTCTGTTGTAGATAAAATGCATAAGGAAGCAGAAAAAGCAGATGATATAGCTTTAAATTATTATGATCTTTATTTTAAAGGCATAGAAAAACTTAGAAATAAGTTTAGAACTGCTGAGTTAAATAATGATAAAAAATCTGAGCTATATAAAAAACTAATAAAATGGTATCAGAGAAGATATAAAAAACAACTTAAACTTACTGATATTATTTATTGGGATAAGTCTAAATTTACCGTTAAAGAATGGCGTAAAATTGTTAAACGGAATGTTATGACTTATGGTTATAGTGCAACCAAACAAGGTATGGGTGAACAAATAATACAAGATACTAGAGATATAGATAATGTATATTTGAGTAACAAACAACACTCGGCTGCTCGAGCTTTAGGTGCTCTTGTTTATTTAACAATTGAACAAGAATTTCCTATGGTTTCAGAAACTATGAGATTGTTTAAAGATAATTGTGAAAAATATATGAAGAATACTGGCAAACAATATTCTCATAAAACATTAATTAGCAATTTTCCGTTTACACAAAAATATGTTAAATATAAAAGAGGTATTGTATTTGTTCATGACGGTTTATATGTACAAAATGCAGATAAATCTTATAAATGGGATTATCAATTAGAGTTAATTATTAAAACAGAATTAGCAGTACAAAATATTAGTAAAGCTAAAGCTGGAATAAGTCCTAATACAATACATAATTTGGACTCATTACATTTAATGCTTGTAATTGATAAATGCAACTTTGATATTGTATCAGCACATGATAGTTATGGTTCACATGCTTGTAATGTAGTTGATATGCAAAAATGTATCAGGGAGCAATTTAAATATATTATAGACGAGGATCCTTTAAATCATATATTAAATGAAACAGGAAACTTGGTACCTATGATAAAACGTGGCAATTTAGATAGCAGTGAAATATTGCAATCTGAATTTGCCTTTGCTTAACAGGAGAAAATATGGATAAATGGTTATATACAATATTAGAAAAAACTGGAGAAGGTATAGAAAAACTATATTGGTTTTGTTCTAATAATAAAACTGAAGTTATTTGGTTTAGTGCAGGTGTACTATCAGTTTTAGCAATTCAATTAATATTTTAGAGAGGGGGTAATTGTTATAATAAATAAAGTTCAAAAACGAGGAAACTTTTTAGTTATTGTAAAAGACAATAATATTGAAAAAGCTATTCGTAAGATGAAGAATAAGGCTACTAAACTTGGTATATTAAAAACATACAGAGAAAAGCAGCGTTATGAAAAACCATCTGATGTAAGGATAAGAAAAGCAAAAGAAGGTAAAATTAACCTTTATAAAGCTAAAATAAAAAGGGAAAAAAACTTATAATTTATAAGGTTATTCCTAATTCTATGTCTTACAGAAAAACAAAAAAAAAAATAAGGCCTATAGTAAGTACTATAATACTATAGGCCTTAAAGCCTTCTATCTTAATATATATAAATAGATATATAATAAGCCAAGTAACTCATTCGAAGCCAAAGGCGTTAAAAACTTCCCGAAAGATCAAATTCTATACCTTACAGACAACAGAGCGTTAATGTAGGTGGTTATGTGCCATCAAGCTTGATAACGAATATAATAAATTAATAGTAAATACTTTAAATGGATAGGCGGTATATTTATGGCTGGAAAAGGCGGTGCTAGGCCAGGGGCTGGAAGGCCACCAAAGTCAACAGTTGAAAAAAGTACCATAGATAAATCTAGTATAGATAAATTAAAAAAACTAGGTATAGATCCAATTAATATATTAGTTAAAGAATTATCAAAGCTTAAAGGCAAAGACGACTTTAGGTCACAAAATTTACGAGTTCGAATAGCTGAAAAGCTGTTAGAATATGGGTATCAAAAGCAACCAGTTGGTCAGGCTTCATTGCAACAGGCAAACGTGCCAATTTTAACTATAGTGCAAAAAACTGAACCAGCGCTTAAACCCGTTACAATATTAGAAAATAGTGAAGCTGTTATTAACCAAGCGCAAAATACAGATGACGAAACTAACTGAGAAAGTTTATAAGGTGTACATAACATACTATACCGACGGATCTTATTATATTGGTTTTACCCAAAAAGAGGGAACGGCATTAGCTACTTATTTTGGATCAAATACGATCCGAGATAAATTGGTAAGTCATAAAGTTATTGTTTGGACATCAAAGTCTAAAGCAACTGCTAAACTTTTTGAGCTTCTTTTACAATTATCCCGTTTGGATTCCTCTTGGTGTGTTAATAGTATGCTAAATGTAAGAGTTAGAAAAGAGCACATGAAGGACTTACCTAAGTTTAAGTTAACTTTTGAAAATAATGAATTTAACAAAAAAGAAAACAATGGATAATAATTTAATAGACAAATTAAAAGAACAATTAAAAATTGATGAAGGTATTAAATACGAAGTTTATGAAGATCATTTAGGCTATGCCACATTTGGTATTGGCCATTTAATTACAACAGCTGATGAAGAATATGGTTGGCCTGTTGGAACTAAAGTAAGTGAAGATAGGGTAAATGAAGTATTTAAAACTGATGTTCAAAAATTTATTAGCGAAACACAAAAGGTATTCCCAGACTTAATTAATAAGCCTGATATAATACAAGTGGTGTTAGTTAATATGTGTTTTAATTTAGGTGCTCCAAGGCTAAGTAAATTTAGAAAATTTATTGCTGCCATTAATGATGAGCAATGGATTGAAGCATCTGTTGAAATGATGGATAGCAGATGGGCTAATCAAGTTGGTCCAAGAGCTGAAAGGCTAAAGGAAATAGTCTTAAGTCAAGCCAATTGAGAGCATAATAACAAATCTTTGGATATATATTCTAAATATAGTAAATAATAAATATGAATCATAAAATAGAACTTTTCGACTTTCAACAGGAAGTTTTAATAGATCCTGCTAGGTTTAAAGTAATGGCATCTGGAAGAAGAGTTGGTAAATCATATTTAGCAGCCGTTGCTGCATATCAACATTGTTTAGAACAATCAAATAGAAGAGCTTTAATTATTGGACCTACTGTTTCAATGATTAGAGAATCTATATGGACAACATTAAAAAGTCTTGTGCATCCTGATCATATAAATGGGTATCCAAGAGAAATAGATTTAGAAATAAGATTTATTAATGGTTCCAAGATTACCTTAAAAGGGTTTGATAGACCAGACAGTTTAAGAGGTATATCACCATCACCTACATTTATTGTGCTTGATGAGTTTGCATATATTAAACAAACTGCATTTACAGAAGTTATATTACCTATGACATCTGATCCACAACGAAGAGCAAGTGTATTTGTAATAAGTACACCAAAAGGAATAACCAATGACTTTTATAAGTTATGGGTTAAAGGTCAAGAAGATAAAACAGGCTTATGGAAGTCTTGGCAGTTT